AAAAGTGATGATTGAATATATGAAATACCATACGGAAGATGTAGCCTTGATTGTTTCCCCAACCACCCAACCCATTGTTTAAAAATGCAGTTTTAAAATGCTTTAAAGTATACATTATAACAGCTGCTGTTATTGTCCCACCCTAACCCAATTAAAAATTAATTTCAATTTACTACCTATATAAAGCCCCATTATTCTTAGCTTACCATTAAACTTACCATTGGAAACTTATCATTTGAATATACTTAACCCATTATAGCTTATAAAGTACCAATATATACCCCATTAACCCAGTATAGCTTATGGAATACTAAAATAACCCCACCACCCCATTTCAGCTTTACTAGTTACTTCATTGTAATTCCAAATTCTTTAAGGAACTCTCTGGCTTGAGATGAGAGCCCAGTTGTTCCCCATGGCAATTTTGCAATTCTGCCAATAGCCCCTTGGATCATTACTTTTTTCTCTCTCATCCACTTCTCTGGATTGTCCTTCCTGTATTTTTGTCTGAGTGGCTTCTTAAGAAGGCTGGGATCAATTTCGTCTTTTTGTGCTCTGTACAGATAAATGGCCAAAGAGAGCATCTCAAATTCGTACAGGAACATAATTGTTCCTGGAAAGAAAGCCAAATAGATTTTGGCACCAGCCTGCCAGGTCACTCCTTTCGACTCAGCAATTGGATTTACAATCTTTTCTTCAATTTCAGCCCGATGGTCAGAGTCATTATGCAGTTCGAGTATGTATCTGGCCAAGAAGCCTGAGATTCTGTAGAGAGTCAAACTATTATCTGCAACCGGGTTTGATGCATTTCCGGGGTAATGATTATTAACAACCTCGACCTTCCAACTGCCAAATTTAAGCATAGCGATCTTCGCAGAGCTCTTACGCAGTTTCTGTTTAGCCTCATTCGCGCGGAGGAAGAAAATTCGAGCATTATCGATGCTGAGGCTCTCCCCGTGGTTGCTAATAAATTCATTGTAGGCTTGTTGAGGATCAAAAGAAGAGGCAACTGGGCCCCTGTCATCATCCGTAAATTCAAAAGTAGGCACTGACATCTCTGATTATTGACCTCTGATATTAATTCAATAGA